AAACTATGCCATACCTCCCAATAATCTTTTGCGCTGGCATAATCCTGATTTTATTGTTCCGTATGATAAGGAAAACCCTCCTAGAGTTAAAATCTATGACGAAGAAATGACTTCAGAGGATATTGATCGATCATATGGTAACAGCCCTTATTTTTTTTACAATCACTATCCGGAAGACAACAAAACAAAAGAAGACGACATAACTTACAGTGATATAGTTCACACTAAACATAGCCCGCTAAGATCTAAGATGTTCAACGAAGAGCTGCCAGAATATCCTTCTGCTTAATTTATATAAGATACAAAGTGTAAAACATTGAGTGCATTCGCTCATTTTTTATGAAAGCGTAGTGGAGCCTCCTAGTGATTCATTAGCTATTAGGGGAGTATGTCTTTATTTAAGTATATTTCAAAAAGAGCGCCAAATATTATTAGAAGCTCAGAAAGACAATACTGACCTTTATTATAATTGGGCCAAGCACACGGGACTGTGGGATTTTGTAGAAGATATAGTTTCTCCCTCGGATGATATTTTTGGGCTTCGTATAGCCAATACTAGAGTAAGGCCACCTTCTATAAGGGTAGACCGTATAGCTTTTGAAAATGTGAATGATTTATTAAGTCGTATTCGTTAATCTAGCGACTTCCAATATTTATGAGCATAGTCGGGACGGTTTTGATCCATTAACGCTTCTTTCCATTCTGGTTTAGATCGAGAATCCATTAAAATGTGATTAGCGGTATTGGTGTCTTCGTGAGGTTCCCATCTTCTAGCTAAAGTATATAATTGATTTTCTTCGTAGCTTAAAGCGTTTACTAAAATGCAAAATTTTCTCAGTATTGATCTTCTAGGTGGAGGGTTAATTCCACGTTCTAATTTGCGCCACATATCCTTACTCACTCCTAACATAAGGCATAGTTTGCGAGTGTCTTTAAATCTACGTTGCCGCAGTTCTCTTAAATAGAGATGGAACTTCATTCACGGAAGCAGCTTATCTAAAACTTCTTCTTTAAGTTTTTCTTTAGCTTTGTCAGCGGCCTCGTCCACTACCTTGTTTACAATAGCTTCTTTTGCGGCTTCCTTTGCTGTCTCCGCGGCTTTTTCTTTAATTTCCTCACCACGGACTAACCAGAAAGCTAAAACGGCCACAGCGGCCACTATAGCGCCTATAACGACATGTTTCTTTTTCACTTTATTTATTACACTATTGGGGAACATTCCCCGCTCATTTTAATTAAGTGGGAATTATTACCCTTATTCTATTCTTAAGTATCTTAAATTCTTAACAAATACCCATGTATTGTTTGGCACATTTCCTGCAGTGTAAAGAATGTTATGTTTACATCTCGTATACTAAAATACGGACTGGTCGCAGTTATT